ATCCCGCGATTGAAAGCGTAGCAAACGTCCAGTTGTTATGATCGCTTCTTGTTAATGTGCGTATATCGTATGACGGGTGTACCAGGTACATTGTGTCAGCTGACTGCACTAAGCGAATATCAAATAGATCTGCCTCTGAATATGGCGTTGCCGTTTCGTATATCTCTGTGGCCGTGCCGCCAGATGTATACGTTGTATTACTCGTTGTGTTCATCGCATTGCCGAACAGATCGGTTAGCGTAAATGTATTTGTCGTTGAGTTGGCCACAAGATAATTGCGACCATTTAATTCAGTCATGCCACCAATGCTATCGACAAAGATCTCATCGCCGTTGCTAAAACCGTGGCTATTGCTGGTCAGTACGCCAGGGTTTGCTTTTGTTATGGCCGTTATAGTTTTTGCGGAACTGGTTAATACTTGTAGATCATTACGAAATACACGCATGATCTGATTGCCGAATTCTAAAATATATGTGTCACTTGTTTTAAACTGAAACGGTATTAGTCTTGTTTTAACGGCGCTGCTTTTTACTTCGCCTAGATATTCTGTGCCTGGTCTTCTCGTTACACCGCCGTGCGGCATCACAACCATATTCGTGAGATCCGACAGACCTTGCGAATACTTTTCTAAATTTGTGCGGCCTTCCAAACGTGGGCTGATCTCACCAGCTGTGAACGCACTAAAACTGGGTGCAGATCTTGCCATTTACAATCTACTCTCGATAAAGTCAGACGCCTCAAATCTCTGTGGAGCGCCTTCAGTCGCATCAGTGTGACGCGCCTGTTTCAGCACTTGTTCGTACTTGGCGTACATTAGCTGCACTAATGTTGTTGAGCCTGTTACTGCATAAGAAATTTCTGATGCCAGGTAAGCTGATAGAGCTTCGATCAATCCGCTATCGTATTCGTTAGGATCTGTGACACGCGCAATATATTTTATTTTTGCCGTACCTTCATCGGTTATTAGTTTTCTGCCCTCGATGACAAACACGGGGCCACCACTATTTGATGTCATATTGTCCTGGGGATAGCTTAGAGCGCCATTACTAAATTCTAATACACGCAAGCAAAACGGATCCACGGGCAGTGGATATTGATTGGCATAGCCAAAATCAGGTGTGGTTGTTTCCTGGGCAAGTGTTGCCCGTCTAATTAAAGAGTTCCACGGATGCTCTCTAAAGACAAAATCACGCGCACTTTCGTATCGCTGGTTAATAATGCGCGCCACTTTGGAGTTTTCATCTAGTGCAGAAATGTTAGATGCGCCCAACATGTTTAGCGCAAAATTAGCAATATCAACTGTAGATGGCATATTTAAACTCCATAAGAAAAGAAGGGGCGCAAACGCGCCCCAACCTATTAGTCCACCACATACTTGATGGTTACTTCGATAGTGCCAGTACCAGCAGCACCGCCCATTGTTGCCGTTACAGCAACGCCATCTTCGTTAGTGTCTGTCTCTGTGCCTGAGCCAAGAGCAATAGTAGCGAGGATGTCTACCTTTTGGGCAGATGTTGATGCAGCAGCCGCTTTATATGCAGCAGCCGCAGCGGAAACCGCTGTGCCAGCCGCATTTGTGTGCGCGGCATAGCCAACTGACAAGGTTGTTGATGAACCCATAGCATCATGTGCTAGTGACCCTTCAAGCAATCTTGCGCCATCTGGTAGAATAAACAGTTCAATAACATCGCCTGATGCTAGTGAAGATGCTTCATAGACACCATGAGCTATACGGACTCTACCGCCAAGCTCATTAGCTTTGTTCATAACAACAGGTGATGCCCTGTTATTAGTACGCTGTGTTGAATAAACAGTTGCCATTGATCAATCTCCTTATTCGTTACATGCAATTTCGACTACTTTTGCTTCTTCCATGCGTGTTGCACCCATAGTTTGACAATAGTAGACTTGCGTTGCGTATGACTTATCGGCTCGTTCATCGATCTTTGCGCTAGGCTCTTTGCCCATTGCAACTTTAAGACCGTCTGATGCAAACGCGATAACCTGGCGGCTTGTGCCGTCATCGGTTAAACGGTTTGAAACGATGAAATTAAAACCGACAAAGGTATTGATCTCACCTTGAGCCAGAGCTTTTACAGTATTGAAATCGCTCGAAGTCACGGTTGTGTTATTCAACAAATCGCTGACTTGCTTTGGAGACACAATGATGTGGCGCGGTATTGACGGATCAACACTTGCTGCATCGAGCAACTCTTTTGCAGACACGAGCTTTGCAATGGTTAAACCAGCAGAACCGTGTGCGATTTTTTGACCAGCTGGTAGCACTGTTGATGTGGAACCATCTTTGCCAGTTAGGGATGTACCCAACGCAGCTGCAATAATTTCATCATCCATAGCACGACCCATAGCAGCAGCAGCTGCACGGCCATATGTTGAAGTTGGATCTATAAGTAACCTTACACGATCCTGATCATCGATCAGATCCGCATACTCATAGTCTGACATTGTCACCATTCTCAATTATGTTCGCCTTAGTTCGCTAACCTAAGACCGCCTTTCGGCTGCTATATGTCGCCATATAGTTCAGATCATATCACCATCTCAAAGAGATGCTCTGCGCTTCGGATCGCTTGACCCTACTTCCTTTCGGAATGATCGTTGCACGTTCCCATTTCTGGGCTTCGCTCAGGATTATCTCGGAGAGACTTCCCCTGAGTTCACAGAGTTTTTCGAAATAGGTTGCCCTATTAAGCCGCTAACTGGTAACGGGTATGGGGTGTTTCGATTAATGGCGTATCGGCATGCCTCGATGTTTTCTTAACAGCGGCTGCTGATCCCACTTGATCAAAGAAAGCTTTCTCACCGTTAACACTTTCAATGTCTACTGCATTACGCAGCAAACTACCCATCTGCTGTGAAAGCATTTGGACATTAGCGCTAAACTGGTTGACAAAAGCCGTAGTGATTTGAGTAGACATTTGTCTCTCCTCTACAGTTAAAGTTTTCAGATTTCTGCGCGCGGTTATCTCGATGAGGCCGTGCTAACTGTTTAGTCAGTCACTCTACTTGTCACACAAGTTTGACGAAGTGGGGCTTTCGCTTATCCACTAGCGAGTTCAAATAATCTTTGAACCTCTTTAACAGCTTCATCATGTTGTGGATGAAACTTGTCTTGATAAACACCTTCTTTCATTTTTTGCTTTGCCAAAGACATGGCTTCTTCTGGTGTCATAATAAGTTCAGTGGCTTCACCGACCAAGGTGTCCTCACCTATATCTGACGCAATAGACACAAACATTTTTATAATCTCTGGATGATCTCCTAAACTGCGACCATCTTGTAACACAATGTCTTCTAACAATTCTGTATCAATATATTTCCCAGCTGCTGCGTATGCTAACTTACCTTTTTGCTCTAACGCTTGGCCAAACTCTTGTTGTAGCTCTTGCCTAGTGGCTTCTTTTACTTGGTCTACGTTAGCGTCAAATTTTTGATCAACATCGTTAAAAGTATTTTCTAAATACTCTGCCATCTTTTGCGCCTGGTTGCCGTTTAGACCAGCACCATGCGCTGCATTTCTAAAACTGTTCCAGGCTTCTGCGTCTGAATCGTCAGTATTAATTTTTATATCGTAGTCTTCAGATTTTTCTGGACGGCCAGTTTCAGCATAGAATTCGTTATACTGATCGTCTGTCCAGCTGCTTTGCGGCTTTACTATTTTGTCTGCACCGATGTGAGATCTGGCGTGTACATAAGATTTTGCCAGGGCATTTGCATCTGCAAAGTTTTGTAAGCTGGGATTACTTCTTAAACTTTCATCCAAGCTATCAACAAAACTTACTGGTGCTTCTGTTGCTTCCGCTGCGACTTCTTGAGATCCAGTATCTTGGGTTGCCTCGTCACTCATTTTTAGGTTCCTTCTTGTCGGACAACATCCTGACGATCAGCAACACTGTTGCGCGTTGTCCTTCATTAAATGCAGATTCATAGGGATCGCCAGAAAAAGTGGTTGTCTCAAAGCCAAATCTGGTTTTGAGGTCATCTAAAACTTGCTCACCGTCCTCTGTATTAAATGTTCTACGGTACGCTAATTTAAGGTCTTCTAATTTCTTCATGTTATTGCTGTACAGCTTTGACCATAGGCGCAATCTTATTGGTTACTTCTGCGTCCATCATGGCGTCTTGTTGTTGCGCCTGGAGTTCAGCAGCTTGCGCTTGTTGTTCGCGGATCTCCGCAACCTCATCCTGGCTACGAATGACACGCGCTGGAATGCCAGTGACTTCAACCAGGTACTGTACAAGCTTGTCTGTATCTAAATAATCCATGACAGGCGCTATTTCTGCGACTTGCATCATCACTTCAAAACCACGCAACATTGATTGCAGATCCGTTAGTTTCTGCGCTTTAGCCATCGGGCTGACGTATTCTATTTCTATTTGCTGACCTTGCAATTCTTCTGGCGCTTGCGGCAACATGCCGGCAGCCAGCAGTAAACTAAAGCTGCGCTCGATGAGAGGCTGTAATAATTCTGACTGTAAACGTCCAAGCACGGGCGCGAGGATCCGCATCTTTTCTTCGTTTCTTTGAAGCACCTCTGTGGCGGTCATGGTTGCGCCTGGCGACATCATCAGCTGGTCAACATAGAACGCTTTATTAATGGCGTTGCGTCTTTCGTTTTCCATTGCCAACCCTAGAGGGTTGTTTGCACCAATCTGCAACGGTTCCAGACGATCTCTAGTGCCAGATCTATAGAAGTTTATTGCGCCTGGTGTGGTTCGAACAGGCAATACAAAGCCATCATCGGGCGCCATCATCGGTGGATCGATCTGCTTTTGTGCGGCTCTTATTGTAACCTCAGACATTTTATTTAACATCTTAACGTCAGGCAGTGCATTCATTGATGGTGAGCGTCCGTAGGTACTTACGCTATCTTTTACAAATCGCGGAACCATAAAGGGAAAACTATCAAAGCCACCCTCGCCTAGCTGTTGGAGGGTATCGGCATGGTAATATAACGATGCCACGGCTTTTTGCTTCCCAACACCGCCCTTGCTTTCCCCTC